CTATTTCGTTGGTTCTCTCAAGGATCGTAGGTGGCCATGCCCACGCAAGTGGTTGCGATACGCCTCCACCGAGGCGGACCATGCGGCCCTTGCCACTTCGGGGCCGGCAGCCACCACTTTGCCGCGGCTGTCGATCACCGCTAGCTGGGCTGGCCGACCCTCGCAATCAGTTACGGTGATTCCTTCAAAGATCACCGCCCCGATGGTCGGCGCCCTGGCGAGCCTTTCAGCTGCGCCCATGGTCGCCTCCTGCCGCACGCTGTCGCTGCGGTGATTCTTCCGCCAGACCAAGTTTGAACTGCAGCACGTTATCCGCTGCCGCAGGCGCGGCGGCAGGCCGTGCGCTGCGCGCCGGGCGGTTGAGCCGGCGCCATGCAGCAATGGCCGCGTCGGGCTCCGCGTGCTTGCTGGTCGACCTGCAGGCGCACTCGACCAGGTGGCCACCGCCGGCGGAGGCACAGCGCTTGTCGTGGATGTGGCGCGCGCGGTGTCCGGCGGCGCAGTTCGGCAACCCTTCCGGGTGGCTGATATGTTCCTGGGTCATGGCTTGTTGCACTCCTCGATGTGGGCTTCGAGCTTTTCGATCAGGAAGGTGGCTTCGGTGGCCCTGCGGCGGCGTTCGTGCGTGCTGATCGGCATGGGCCCGGCGTCGCGGATCCACTTCAGCGGCTCAAGGAGCCAGCTCGCCTCTACCGGGAGCCGCGTGCGCGGGTCGATTTTCTGGATCAGCGGCTCACAATCCGGCCCGGCCCAATCCTCGCTGTCGCCGCAGCGGACGCACACGCGCCCCCGGAATTCATGCAGCTTCTCCGGTTGGATCACGCGCGGGGTTTCGAATAGGGCGCGGACAACGAGCCCACGCTGGTGGGCGGCGTAGACGTGCCCAGCGTCGGCTTGGACCCAGCAACCCGGGCCCACGTCCTTCTTGTTGCGATACTCCCAGCGGACAGGCTGCGCGGAGTAGAGCACGGTCATAAGGGTGTCGGCCCACGCGCGGACCTGGTTGGCGGCGACGGCGCCGCCGGTGGGATCGACACGCCGCATGGCAGCGACGACCGCAGCGACAGGCGACGATGCTTTGGTGGCCTCGACAACGGTGGCCGGGGAAATGGGCAGTGGTGCGGTCATGCGAACAGGTCCAGTTGGGCTGGCAGTGCCGGTGCGCGCGGCGGTGCCGGAAGCTGGGTCGGGGTAGTGGCGCGCATGCGCGCGCGCTGTGCAGCGTTGAAGGAGAACCAATAGCCGAGACTATTCCGTCGCGCTCGCGCCTCGCTGAGGAAGACGCGCGCTGTGTGCTTGGCCTGTGCAGCGGTGAGCAGCTGGTCAGCCATGGCGCCCAAATCCGCAATTGTCAATTCTGCGGCGGTCATAGGGACTGTCCGTAGATGTGTGTGAGGTTTCCCGGCTTCCGCTCAACCTGCGCTGGCGCCTCATCTGGATTAAGGACCATGAGCGACCTGCCGAACCAGACGACACGCCCCCTGTTGCAGTCATACTGGCTTATGCAGGTGACCGCATATTTCTCCAGATCCTCAAGTCTGCCGTTCGTTACTACGTCGGAATAGCGCGTACCCCAGACTGGGCCATCTCGCCCTTCAAATCTGCTATGTAAGTAGTACTCGCGTAGAAACGATTTGACCGCCTCGAACGAAGGCATGGGAACGCTGTCCTCTGGCCCCAGCATCAGTAGCTCAGAAATTGTTGGTGGCGGTTGAACGGATACGCCGTCCTCAGTGCCGCCGTGTGCGCTGGTCGGAGCCAACTCGTGATGCGGTGCTACCGCACCCTCTCCTTTGCCGTGGTTGCGATCCACAGCACAGCACTCCACCAGTGCGGCGGAATCCTTGAATAGCACCTGTTGCTCAGCCATTGCCCACCGCCTGGCTGTCGATCAGGGCCAGCTCGGCCAGACGCTCGGCACGAGGGCGCATGTGCTGGAAGTCGACCGTATGGCGTGCGATTGCATCGATCTCCGCACAAGGCCACGGCACATCCGTATCGCGGGTTCGATTCTGCTTGACGGCTTCCTGCTCCGTGTAGCGGCCAGCCTCATCCAGCCTGGTGACGTAGCCACCCCCGTTCGGCGCCCACCACACCGGGCAGTTCCCGACGAACTGCCGCGTGTCTTGGATGTAGAACATGGGTTCCGGCCCCAGGTCCACGGCCTGCGCGGTTGCGTCGGCCCGTGCTGCCTGCCAGAACGGCTCAGCCCAGTGACCGGCCGGGGGCGGCGTGTGGCCCTGTGCGCCCACCATCAGCGTGCCGGTGATCACGTCTGCCACGCGGGCGCGGATACCTACCGGGTCGGCATCGAGCGAGTAGGGCAGATCCGCGGACTGCGCGGGCGGGGCGGTGTAGAGCTCGCCCGAACCGTCTTCATCGGTGATTGCCCGGTCAGACACCATCAGCACGTCGCCCACATCTAGATCCGCGATCCCGCCCTCCGTCAGCCAGTCGATGTAACGGTCGCCATCGCCGTTGCGCCGAACGGTTGCCACAGCCTCAACGGTGACCGGCTCCCCCACCGGCTGGCGGTCAATCAGTCTCTCCAGTGCGTCCATTGAGTTAGCCCAACAGGCTTTGTACCCACCTTCGTGAGTTACTTCAAAGACGCCCGCATCAATCAACATATTGTCAAGATCATTGCCAATATGCTCCCGGTAAAACTGCAGTTCCTTGTCATCGAACTCCACCGGCTGTCGGGCGGCTGTCGCCTCCAGGGCGTCTGCAACCTCGTCCTTTCCGGCGCGACGAAGGACATTCAGTGCCATCTGCAACGCACCGCTATCAACTAGGGTTCCCGATCCATGTGCCGGCCTTCGGTCGCCCTTCTCGATGCAGAATTCCGTTGCTTCGCCCAGAGCAACGCTATCCGGTTGCTTGGACTGCTGGCGGGCGGCGAGTGCAGCCACGATGGCACGCACGTCCGGATCATTGTCGTATCGCCCCTTCCGGGCGCGATCAGCGAAGACCCTTTCTCCGGCCTTGTCGTACTCAGCGGCCAACAGCTCGCGTGCAGTCGCCAGCGCATCCTGACCACCCGGGGAGGGCTGGGCGGAGAGGGGCGCATCTGTGGCTTTCAACTGGCCGATCACGAGTTCACCTCCTTGTCGTCTGCGGCCTGATCCGGGAGATATTCGAGGCTCGAACCCCAGCATCGAAAGCCAGTGCGGTCCCGTGCCAGCGGGAAGTCAGGCCGTTGGATGCGACGCCAACTGCCCATCGGGACGCATGGCTCGAATCGACCGCGCTGGCCATCGGGCGAGTACATGGTGATGTTGGCAACCCACTCGCCAGCGATGTCATCCCAGAAGCATTCCTGGACTTTGGCGATTTCTGGGTGAGTCATGCCAGGCTCGTCGGCAATCCAGTCTCCAGCCTCTACAGGGGAGGCTGTAGTACATGGCTTCGGGGCCAGCCTCACCCTCCCACCGGGCCGCGCGTCCGCCAGGGTCTTGATGTGGTTACTCATGCCTGTTGCTCCTTGTGCTGGTGCCACTTGATCGAATGGATGCGCCGCTCTGCCTTGTGGCTGAACCGTCGCGGGCGGGCTGCAGAGCGCAGCCAGGGGAATCGGGTATGGACACGGCGCATCAGTCGGTGGCTGCTGGCGTGCTGCAGATGGCCAGCAAAGCTGGCGATGCGGTTGGACAGCTCACGGAAGTCCGCTGGGGTGCCGCGCAGCTTGTCGCCCTGAACGTGCATGCCTTCCCACTCGGCCAGCGCGGTGTGCAGGTGCCCGACCACGCGGCGCCGGGCCAGCGTGTGCGTCGGGTAGATCACGTAACCGAGGAAGTCCAGCCCGTCCGTGAGGCGACAGAGCTTCTGCTCGGCCTTCAGGCGAAGGCCAAGCTGGTCCTGCAAGAAGGCCTCGATCTGGTCGCGCCAGGCGGCCAGCTGCTCGCGGTCGTGGTGGAACAGCACGAAGTCATCCACGTAGCGCAGGTAGCGCTTGGCCTTGAGCACGTGCTTGGCGAACTGGTCCAGCGCGTCCAGGTAGACATTGGCGAAGAACTGGCTGGACAGGTTGCCGATGGGCAGGCCGCGGCCGACCGGTGCATTCGCCAGACGCTTGTGGGGCGGCACCTGGCCCTGCTCGTCGGCCGTGGCTCGGTACTGGACGCCGGCATGCAGCGGCGAGCGGCGTAGCAGCGCGTGCGTGGCCTGCTGGACGATCAGCGGTGCACCACGGCGCCGCAGCCGGGTTCGCAGCATCCGCCACAGCGTGGGCCGGTGAATGCTGTTGAAAAAGTTGGCCACGTCCAGCTGCAGATACCAGCCGCCGCCCTGGCCGCTATGCACCTGGCGCACGAACTGCTGGGCTCGGCGTACGGCAGCATGGCTGCCGCGGCCATTGCGATTGGCGTAGCTGTCGTGGATGAACGTCGGCTCCCACAGCGCTTCCAGCTGCGGCACCAGCCAGTGGTGCACCACACGGTCGGCGAAGTCAGGCGCATGGATCTCGCGGGCTTTCGGGCGGGTTGCCACGAAGCACGTCGAGGGTCGTGGCTCCCAGCGGCCGGCCAGCAGCTCGCGCTGCAGCTGCAGTAGGCCGTCTGCCCAGCGGTGGTCGAAGCGCAGTTGGTTGAAGCTCGGAACCTTCTGGCGGCGCGCACGCCGCCATGCCTGGTACAACTCCTGCAGGCCTACCTCTCCCTGAAACTCACCGGCACGACGCACGGCCAACGCGAACCCGTTGTTGTTGCGGTGGTTGTTGTTGACGTTGCCGTTGTTGAAATTGACGTTCCACGCGGACGCCGAGGACCAGGCGGCCGCCTCCCCATACACTTGCGACCAGGCCGCGCAGCCCGGATGCGGATAGCGCGGCTTCGTCATGAGTTGGCCCCCGCAAGGGCGGTACGGGTACTCAGTTTCTTGCCACGCTGCGCGACGCCATCGGCTTGCGCATTCTGGGCATGGGAGACTTCGCGCAGGCGGCGGCGCCAGCCGCCGGCCTGCATGCCCAGCTCTTCGGCCAGGCGGATAAGCATTTCAAACTGGCGGAAGCTGGCGAAGGCGCCAACCCTCTTGCCGATCTGCAGGAGCTGCTTGAGAGCATCGATATCCCGCACCAGCACCGCCACCCACCGCGCCTGCTCGGCGCGCTCACGCCAGGCATTGTTGGCGTTGATGAACACCATCTGGGAACGCGCGCGCAGATCGCTGCCAATCTGGTAGCGATGGTAGCGAGCGAACCGGCGCACGGCGTTCTCGATCTCGACAGCCATGTGTTCGGCGGTCTTGATGATGGGTGGGGGCTGGAATCGGGAGGTCATCGGGGAAGCCTCAGCAGAGAATCAAATCACTGACCGGCACGACGCACGGCCAACGCGAACCCGTCGTTGCCGCGGCGGCTGCTGCCGACGCCGCCGTTGTAGAAATAGACGCCCCACGCGGACGCCGAGGACCAGGCGGCCGCCGTGCTAGTCCAGTGCCAGCGGGGCAGCACGCCGGGGAACAGAGAGGTATCGATGGCCGGCTCATGGCGGGTGTCATCGACCAGAGCGGCCAGTTCGGAGCGGGTCGGCATGCCCCAGTCGTCGTAGCCCAGCAGGCGCAGCTCGCTGCAAGCCTTCTCGCAGTCGGCTTGGCTCATCGGGTCACCATCGCTGTCGCCGATGGACTTGACCGCCCACATGAGGCCAGTGGCGTGGTCAATCACCGCGACGTGGTCGGTGCGCGGGTCGCTGCCGGCAGCGTTGGTGCCGTCGGCGAACAGCTTCGTGTAGCCGGTGGCGTACTGGTCGATGGACTGGTCGTCATCGAGCTCGATCAGATGACCAGGGCGGAGGGTTTCGCTGGAGATGAAGATCTCCGCTTCACCCTTGGTGCGGATGGTGATGGCGTTCAACGTGCGTTCCTCGCGTTGCTGTGGGTGCCGCCGACGGCGGCATGGGTTGGACTGCAAAGGGCAGCCAGGGCTTCCAAGCGTTCTGCCTCGGCTATGTAGTGGTCCGCTCGTTCCTGGCGGATCTTCGGAGGGAACTGCATGTCTTTCCGGGCATAGTCGGCGGCGTCTCGGTTGGCCTGTGCGAGGCGCGCCGGGTCGTCGTCGAAAATGTCGAGTTGATTGCGCATGCGGTTCCCTCGAATGGGTTGCCGGCGAGTGGAAGTCCGGCCGGCGCGGAGCCCGGTTGCCCGGGCGGGCGGTTGCTCAGTGGGTGTCGTCAGCGGCCAGCGGCGCGCGCTGCCGCTCGGCGGTGCGGCGCTGCATTTCGGCCTTGAAGGCTGGCCAGGTGGTTTGGAGGTCTTCCCAGCAGCGCCATGCGAAGAACACGGCGCCGATGGCGCATGCGAGGGCGACGGCGTCGACCTGGTTGCGCAGTGCCCAAGGGAGCAGTGCGAGGAGCAGGCCGACGACGACGGCGCAGAAGAAGGGCAGGGCCAGGTGGCGCATTACTCGGTCTCCTGTTCGGAAGAGGGCTCGGCCGGCGCGGGCGCCGGGCCGACGGGCGGGGTGATGGGCGGGATGCCGACGGCCATGGCGGCGAAGAAGTCGGAGGTGGTCATGCCGGCAGCCTCGGATGTTGATGGCGGAGACACGCGAGCCGCGAGCGATGGCACTCGGCGCTGGGGGCAAACAAGCCCTCGCCGACCCAGCGAAGGTTGTCGCCAGACAGTCGCGAGAACTGGAAGCCCCTGCACTGTGGGAAGGTCCGCTCCGCGACCGGGAGCGGGCTCAGCTGGTCGTAGAAGGTTTCGACAAAGCGCGCCAGCTTGCGCGCCTCGCGGTACTCAGCGGCCCAGGATGCGCGTGCAGTGTTAATACCCCTATTCCTCCCCTGCATCCCTGTAGTCCCCGCCGCACCGGCGCAGGAGACGTCGACAGGCGCGCTCATGAAGCCCCTGCCTGCGCGCGCGCTGCGCGACGAGCGGCGGCGACAGCGCCTGCAGCGCTCTTGCCCTGCCGCAGGACGGCATTGGCGGCATAGCTGGCGGCAGCGATGACCTGGTTGGGGAGGAGGCCCCAGCGGCGACCGGCACGGGCGACGATGCCTGCGGCTGCAGCGTCGCGCTGAGCGTTGGAGTGGTGGGCGAGGGCGGCGCTCATGCGGCGGCGTCCTGGCTTTCGCCGCGCAGCTGATGCGCGGCGTGCTGGATCTCCACCGAGAGGTGGTCGGCTTCTGCCAGTTCAATGTAGAGGCTGGCGGCGCCCACCTTGATGGCGACCACGCCGAGGGAAGGAATCGCTACGACGGTAGGTGGCGCCTTGCTGACGCCCAAGGAAAGGGTGGCCATGTGTGATCTCCTGCGCCCGGCCCCGGGATGGGGAGGTGTTGGGCGACGGAGCAACAATAGCTACGCTATCTAAAGTCGTCAACAGCAATGCTATCTACACGGTTTGTTTTTTACTTAACGCGTTCAGAAATGGTTGTTTTGAGAGGGGCAGGGAATCCTGCCCCGGTTGCTCAGCCGTAGCGCGAGCGAAGGATCCCAGCATCCTCGAAGGAGATCCCATCACGGATGCAGTCCTGTGCTCGTTCCAGATCTTTGTGCAGCTGTACCAAGTCATCGTCTGGCAGTTGCTCGATACCAGCTAAGCCAAAGCAAGCCTGATCTACAACGACTTGCATCTGGCCGCCCCACCGGCGCACCAGGTGACGAATCATGCGGCAGTGGGATTCCCGTACCAAGACATCCATTCGCGTCTGTGCAGCCGCGAGCATTTCCGCCGGAGTCTGTCGCTCAGGCCGTCTTTCGCTTCTTACCAGGGCCAGCGCTGGCTTTGCGCCCATCTTCCTCTGCGCGCGCAAAGCGATCAGCTCCGCCAGCTTGTCCATTTCCTGGTCTAAGTCCATCAACCCCACCCCCTTCCTTCCGTATTGCGGCAGCCATTGCCACGCGAATGGCCTGCGCGAAAACGTCGGGGCTCTGCTCGGCGTCGAAAACCTCTCCGATGGCCTGCCCCAGCGCTTTTCGGGCAATGCCGATGGCGGAAAGAACGATAGCGGCGTCAAGTCGCGAGGCCTGAGACGGCTTGAAGTGGTCACGCAGTCGAGCGTACTCGGCGCTTACCAGATGCGGCTCCGACTCAATGATGGAGGCCAGCAGTTCGGCTTTGTCCCAAGGCACAGGGCGGTGCCCGCTTGCGAATTGCGAGATGAAGCCGGGAGATACATCGAGGCGTTCGGCAACCGCTGCCTGGGTAAGCTCAAGTTTGGAGAGAGCTGCAGTGATAGCAGCCCCTTCAGGGGTTTTGGGATTGGCTGGCCTAGGCATATAGCGATGCTATTTGACTAGGTTCATTGTCGCGATCAGCAGTGCTATTTACATGGATAGATAGCACTGCTATGTTTGACGCATGACCACGCCAATCCTCAAGGCAATTGAAGTTCTCGGCGGCCAAGCCGTCATGGCCCGAACGCTCAGCGTGCACCCGGCACTCGTATCCCAATGGGCTACTGGTCGTCGGCCCGTCGCTGCGCGGCACATCCTGGCAATCGAAGCGGCTGCAGGCGTGTCGCGGCATGAACTTCGACCAGACGTGTTCGGTGAAGGCGATACCGAGGGCGGACGCGAAGTGCCGAGCAGTGGTGCCACCAAGCGCGCGCTGCTTTCCCTGCTGGGCCTGACCAGTGATGCGCACCTGGCCAAGGTGCTGGGCCTGCCAGCGGAGCAGGTAAGCGGCTGGGCGGATGAGGACATGGTCCCGGCCTTGCCGCAGGTGATGAAGCTGCTTGGGTACACCGAGCAGCAGGAGCCGGCGAAGCCGGCCAACGAAGACTCCGATGCAGACCGCATCGCTCCAATTGAGGTGGCCTGATATGCGCGCGCTGAAACAGCGCCTGGCGATCCATCGTCGCCAGCGCGCCTTCAATAACTGGTTTTGGCTCGCTCTCAGTTTGGCGCTTGGCCAGCCGTGCTCGCTACTCGCCAAGCCAGCGAGGCACCCTCGACAAAATCTTCCAGCGCTTCGGCTGCGACTGGCTTCCCGTCGTCCCGAAGGTTGGTCACACCCAGCCGCAGCGCGCTGGTCAGCTCGCGGTGGTCCACCACTCCAGCCTCGATCAGACAGCTGCTGAGTGCCGCAATCGCCATCAGCGCAGCAGTTGCTTCCGTGTCTTCCATGTTGCCCTCCTTGCGGGCTGTTCGTGTGGAAACGCCAGCGTAGCGCAAGGAGGGCGGCGCCCGTCGTCCGTGAGTTGTTGATCTCCATGGCGCCATCGTGCGCCACCCCTGAGAGCCTGTCATGAAGCCCAAGCCCCATTTCCTGCCCAAGCGCCAGACGGTGATCTACGGATTCACCGAGCAGATGCTGCGCGATACCGGCACCAACCGCCGAAGCTTCGCCATGGTGGTGGCCGACCAGTACCTGTCGATGTATGCGCAGGACGACCGCGAAGTGCCGTTCCGCATCACCCTCGGTGGGGAAGGGGACGGCGACGCGGACAAGAAGCACAACGGCCAGATCCTCGGCCGCTACCTCGACGGCGTGGTCAAGACGCTGCCGGCCGATCTCGAAGACGCCTGGGTGATGAGCCTGCCGGAGCCGTACCGCAGCAACTGTGAGCGCGCGCTGGGGCGCCGCCGCGGCATTCTGCCGATCCGCATGGACGCCATCGAAACGTCCGCCGATACCGTAGGCGTTGGGCAGTTGATGAAGGACTTTGGCGACCTCTGCGCGGCGGTCAGCCCCGCAGTCGCCGATGGCGTGATTGATGAGAAGGACCGCCCCCACGGTCAGAAGATCATCAACGAAACCGACGACCTGGTCATCAGCGCACTGACGTTCCGCAAGGCGGTGATTCGCGCCATGGGGCTGGAGCAGAAGGCATGAACCATCCCGCTCGCCCTACCGATCCCAGCACCAGCCATGAAGCGGCCAACCGTGTTGTGGCCAGTGGCAAACAGCGTGCCCAACAGGCGATGACCGAGGCAGCAGTAAAGCGCTACCCGGGCCAGAGCAGCCTGCACCTCGCCACCTTGACCGGGCTGGATCGGCACATGATCGCCCGTCGCCTACCCGAGTTGGAGAGGGAGGGCCGGGTGTGGAGAGGCCCGAAGGCACCCTGTGCCAGCGGCGAAGGTAGCGCGTGCACCTGGTGGCCGGTGGCCCCGGGCCAGAACATGCCGCTGGGGCTCTGAAATGTCGACCATCATCATGTCGCAGTGCTGGCCGCTGCAGGGCCTGAGCGTCACGCAGAAGGCTGTGTTGATCTCGCTGGCTGATCAGGCGAACGACGACGGCGTGTGCTGGCCAGCGGTCGGCACCATCGCTGCGCGCTGCTGCATGTCGGCGCGCGCTGTACGTAGCGCCATGGATCATCTGGAGGCCGTTGGCCTGCTGGCGCGCGATCGCCGGTTCAACAGCAGCACTGTCTATTCGGTTACGCCGGCCAAATTCAACGCTGCCGCTGCGCCGTCCAAGGGCACCCGCAAGACTGGAAAGAACGGTACTGCACCGGGCGCAGGTGCTGCGCCCCATGCAGGGGGTGCGCCCGGTGCAGGTGGGGATGCGCCCGCTGCAGGAGGGGATGCACCGGGCGCAGGTCTGGAGGTGCGCCCCGTGCCGCCTAACCGTCATATAACCCCCATTGAACCGTCAGATGAACCGCCAATTGCGCCGCCGGTGGCGACGCCGCCGACGAAGGCGGAGCTGGAGGAGCAGATGCAGCTGGCCTGCAAGGCGACGTGGGCCGCCTACCGGGCTGCCTACCGCATCCGCCACGGTGTGGACCCCGTTCGCAACGCCAAGGTCAACACCAACGTTCGGGATCTGGTGAAGCGGCTGGGCCGGGAAGAGGCGCCGCAGGTGGCGGGCTGGTTCCTGAGCGTCAACGAGAACTACGCCGTGAAGCGGATGCACGATCTGGGCGTGCTGCTGGCCGGGGCCGAGGCGTACCGCACGCAGTGGGCGACCGGGCGGCAGGTGACCGACACCAGCGCCCGGCAGCAGGACCAGACGCAGGCCAATGCCAACGCGGCCGACGACGCCAAGGCGCTGCTGCGCCGCTTGAAGGGGAACGCCAATGCTCAGTGATGCTGATCAGGACAGGCTGGTCGAAATGCTGGTGGTCACGGCTGAGGTGATGGGCGAGCAGATCCGTCCGACCGCTGCGGCCTACATGGTCACGGACCTGGCCACCTATCCGCTGCAGGTGCTGGCCAACGCGCTGACTGCTTGCCGCCGTGAGGTGAAAGGCAAGCTCAGCCTCGCCGCGATCATGGAGCGCATCGACGACGGACACCCGGCACCCAATGAAGCATGGGCCGTGGCCATCCGTGCCGCTGACGAGGCGGTGACGCTGGTGTGGACTGAGCAGACCCGGGACGCTTGGACCGCGGCGCTGCCGCTGGTGGAAGCCGGAGACAAGATTGCTGGCCGGGCAGCGTTCCTGGAGGTGTACGCCCGGTTGGTGAAGGAAGCGCGCGCTGTAGGTGGCTGCGCCGTCTACCAGCCGTCGCTGGGCCATGACTCCGGCGCACGGGACGCAGCGCTGCAGCAAGCGGTGGCAGCCGGCCGCCTGGCGCACGAGCAGGTTGCTGATTACCTGTCGCTGCCACCGGCCACGCCCGCGTTCAATCCGCTTGCGCTACTGGCTGGCCGGGTGGAGACGAGTCCGCAAGCGAACGAGCGCGCCCGGAAGCGGCTAGCGGAGATTGCCGAGCTGCTCGGTTCCACTCAGGACGCTGCGGCATGAGGCAGGACCACGTCGAACTGGAAGTGCGTCCGGTGTCCGAGCCAGTAGCGGTGGCAGGCTGGTATCTGGCCTATGGGTACGGGATCAAGCCGCTGGTGCTGTACGCCACCCGTGGCACCCGGGTGTGGCGCGATGGTATGCGCCAGATCCCGATCACCCGCTATGCCGGCCCAATTCCGGAGCTGCGCTGATGGCCGCCCGGAAAATCCTCGCCCAGTTCACGACTGACCAGCTGCTGGAAGAAGTGGTGCGGCGTCGCAACGAGCGCAAGGACGTGGGTGACGTGCAGCCTTGCGACGAGTGCCGGCACTTCAAGTTCTGGACCGCTGATTCCGAACCGCCGAAGGACTACAACCCCTGCGACCTGGGCAATCGGATGAGCTTCCACATTGCTGGCGATGACGAGGACCCGCACAGCGGCATCGGTTACTACCGCCGGGTGTGCCCCTCAAGGATGAGTAGGGAGGACGCGCGCTGATGTGGTGGTCAATGTCGCTCGGGCCGCCTCCCACCCGAGAGGAAAGGGCCCGGATGGAGCTGGCAAAGACGGGCCCTTGCATGGCCTGTCTGGCGCTCCAGATGCAGGAGCTGCTGGAGCCGGAGCTGGTGGTATACGGCTGCGACTACAACCACGCCAAGAGCGGGAACCTGCGGCGCGGTCACATGTTCGGCTACGCGCTCTGCAAGTGGCACCACCAGCGGCATCCGATGGAGGGGAACACCTTCGCGACGATGCGCCAGATCTACGGCCCGAGCCTGATGGATGGCTCGCGGACCTTCCACGAGACGTACGGCTCCGACGACGAGCTGATTGCAAACCAGACCTGCATCAACGAACTGAGGGCGGCAGCATGAAGAAGACGAAGGCCATTGCGCCGAGGATCAACCCCCAGCGTGCGCCACGCGAGCGGAGGATGGACCACAACACCGTTTCCCGACCCAAGCGGCTGAAACCGGCGAAGCACCCGACCGGCCCGGCCGAGACGGTGGAGCAGTTCAAGGCGCGTGGCGGCAAGGTCCAACACCTGACGGCCAGCTGGGAGCAGCGAGCATGACCGCCGCCGCGTTGAAGCCGTGTCCGTTCTGCGGCGGCGTAGCCAAGCTGGAAACCTTCAATGAGGAGCACTCGATCTTCGGAGATGTTCCGTGGTTGCGCATGCGCTGCAGCTTCTGCCAAGTGCTGGAGCCTCAGCTTGCAGAGGGGCCAGAGATCGACCTGGCCATCGCGTGGAACACTCGCGTTCCAGTGGCACAGGCCTGGCAGCTGATCGCTGGAGCACCCCAGGACGGCACGCGGCTGATGCTGTGGGACTCGGTGAGCAAGCGGCCGGTGTTCGGCAGTTGGCGCGGTGACAACCCGGCGATCACGCACTATGCGGCCGAGCCGGCTGGTCCCGCGGCGGCCTGATGAACGCAACCAAGAATCCGGCGCGACCGCGCGCTGCACGAGCAAACCACCAAGGGGAAGGCGCATGAGGACGAACAAGGCACGCGAATTGCTGGCAAGCCGTATGGGGCCGACCACGCAGAGGTTCGACGCTGGCTGTGGCGGCGGACGGCCGGAGCTGACGACGCAGGACATTGCGGCCGCCCTTGCGTACGTGCCGGATGGCCTTGGTCGTGAGCTGCTGGAGGTGCTGTGGTGGCCGGAGAGTGCAGCGCGCCGTCGCGAGCATCTGCGCAAGGCGGTGATCGGCCTGGTGGCTCCAGAGTTCATCCAGCAGATGCATGGCCTGGCCACCGCGCGGACCGAGTTCGGCATTGCCAAGGCAAGCATCGGCTGGGGCGGCGGGCCGGTGACGGATATGCAGCGGCGCGAGCTGAGCCGGGCAGAGAGCGCACTGGATGAGGCGCGCGCTGCGGCATGGCCGAACAACACCATGGAGCAGCTTGGGGTGCTGGCTAGCGCTGTGATTGAGGAGATGGCCAGCTGTGGCTGCTGCAAGTCCTGCGACGGCCTGCGCATTCAATCTGCCCCTGAGGGGGGCGGGGTGGTGGAGTGCGAGGCATGTGGCGGGATGGGGCTGGAGCAGCTCAGCGGCAGAAAGCGCGCGGCAGCGATTGGCGCCGACAAATCGGCCTATCAGCGGTTCTGGCAGCCGGTCTACGAATGGATGCTGGAGCGCATGCGAAGCGCTGAGCACGTTGCTGCCGAGAGTCTCTCAAGCGCGTTGAACCGCGCCGCTTAGTGGGGACTTGCAGGGTCCCCACTTTGGCGTGCAATCTCGTCACCATCCAGACGCAAGCCCCGGCCGAGCCGGGGCTTTTCTTTTCCGGGGGCGTCATGGCGCGGTTGTCAGCGGAAAGCCTGTCTGACAGAGGTCAAAGTATGGCGCGTCAGGGGTCAGACATTTCGCTGATCAAAGGTCCTTAAGCCAATAGGCTTTCAGCGGGCTAATGCCCGATTCCCAGCCGCTGATGTCCAACGGGTCGGATGCCCTATGCGGAGGACTTGCCATGAACTGCGCATGTAGTTCTTCCAGGCGCTTGGCGTCTAGCGCGCCTTTGTCCTTAAGTTCGCAGACCAACGTAGTTAGCGTAAGCAAAACACCTTGCTCAAACATTGTGAGTTCGTTTTGTGAGCGTTCCGACATATCTATTCGTCCGTGTTGAAAGGGAAGCGTAGCCATGGCTTACAGGCGGGCAGCGCTCGGCACTGATACTACTAAAGCAGGAGACGGCAATGGCCGAAATCACCGCCTCAAACGCCGGCGGCGTGAATGTCGTGGCCTTCCTCGACATGCTGGCTTGGTCCGAAGGCACCGACAACGGCAAGCAGCCCACCAACAACAGCGGCTATGACGTGCTGGTGGGCGGCAAGCTCTTCAACACTTACCGCGATCATCCGCGTGTTCTGGTTCGCCTGAACTCGAAGCTGGCGTCGACGGCTGCAGGTCGCTACCAGTTCTTGTCGCGCACTTGGGACAGCCTGCGGCGCCAGATGGGTTTGGCGGACTTCGGGCCGCTGAGCCAGGACAAAGGTTGTATCAGGCTGATCCAGGGCCGGGGTGCTTTGGCATCAGTGCAGGCCGGCCACATTCACCACGCGATTGCGCTGTGCTCCAAGGAATGGGCGAGCTTGCCCGGTGCGGGCTACGGCCAGCACGAACACACCTTTGCCGACCTGCTGGCCGTGTACCGCAAGGCCGGTGGGACGGTGGCGCCATGATCGGGGTCGACGTGGACTGGCAGGCCATTGGCACGGCCGTTGGTGGCCTGATGGTCGGCGCCGGCGGTGTAGCGCTGTGGTGGCGCAAGCAATTCGTAGAGACAGCCAGGGAAGGGGCCGAGGTCAACGTGATCCAGTTGATGCGCGAGGAAGTGACCCGGCTGGGCGAACGGGTTGGCCGCATGGAAGCCAGGGAGCTTCGCCTGATCCGTCACATCTACCGGCTCGAAGGGCTGATGCGTGCGGCCGGCCTGGAGCCGCCGCCGTTCGATCCGGACAGCGACACGATTAGGGCAGGAGGATCGGAATGAACCGCATAGCCATCGCTGGCACAGCCTTCATCCTTTGGTCCGGTGCCATGATCGGCGTGGGCTGGACCTGGCGTGGTGATCGGGCAGAGGGCACGGAAGCCACCCAGCGCGCCTCCGGTGCCGAGGCAGTCGCGGACCAGGTGAACCAGACCCGCGCCGTCGAACACCGCCATGCAGACAGCATGGCCACCATCGGAGCCAAGCATGAAGAAGACCGCACTGCGGCCGAGGCCGTCCCTGCTGCTGTTGCAGCTGGCGTACGTGCTGGCAGCCTCCAGCTGCGCGACGACCTCGCCACCTGCAATACCGCTCGCCTGTCCCAAGCCGTCGCCGGCACCATCGAACGTGACCAGGCAGCCCAACTACGAGCAGAGGTCGCGGGCGCTCTTGTTCAAATCGGCCGCGACGCCGACGACCACGTCCGAGCCTGCCAGGCCGTGATCGCAGCTGACCGGCAGCCGGTGACGCCATGAACCGCCGGATGCTGGCACTGGGCCGGTTGAAGGCCGGCGAGATGAACAAGACTGAGGCTGCGTATGCAGAGCGGCTGCGCGCGCTGCAGGCAGCTGGTGAGATCCAGTGGCACCGGTTCGAGGGTCTGAGGCTGCGTCTGGCAGACAACACCTTCTATACGCCGGACTTTGCCGTGCTGGAGGCCGACGGTGTCATGGCCTTCCACGAAGTGAAGGGCCACTGGCAGGACGATGCCCGCGCCAAGATCAAGATTGCAGCGGGCATGTACCCGTTCCGCTTCATCGCAGTGAAGGTGAGGCCCAAGCGGGACGGCGGCGGCTGGGCAGTGGAGGAGTTCTGATGGCTGCGACAGTGCGCGCGGCAGTACGCATGCGGTGGTGGCTTCGTTGCTACCTCGCCGCAGTGATGTGGTTCGCCCGGGCAACCGGGATGGAGCCGGACTGGGACCGGGTGGACCGGTGGATACGTCGTGGCCTGGTGCTGCAAACAACAGGGGTTACTGATGGACGTTGCACGGATTGAGGCGCTGGCCACTGAACTGGCCACCGAGCGGGCTGCGCGCGCTGCTGCCGATGCAGCCTTGGCTGCTCGCCTTGACTGCAGCACCGACGCGCGTATCGATCGCTTGATCGGGGCCATCGAGACACAGGGCAAGCAGATCGGCGAGTTGGCGATGCACAACGGGCTGCTGGTGCAGGCCGTGGCCCAGCTGCTGGGTGAGGAGGCCGGCGCGCCGGTGCAGACCGAAGGTGCCGAGCCCGAGCGCGTGGACTTGGACGGAAAGCCGTACTGATGCCACGGCTTCGCACAGTCCCGCAGCGTCTGGCGGCCATTAACCCCAAAGTCTCGCGCCTCGCTCCCGATCGACAGGCTGCGCGTGCGTTGCCAACCAATAGCGCCAAGTGGCGTCGCATACGGGAGTCGGTGCTGTTGCGTGATCACTACACCTGCCGCTGCTGTGGCCGGATGGTGGCGGGCAAAGGGGAGGCTCATGTTGACCATGTGGACGGCAACAGTAGCTACAACCCTGCAGACGGCAGCAACTGGCAGACCCTCTGTGTGCCGTGCCACAGCACAAAGACGGCGCGCGAGGACGGCGGGTTCGGGAACGTCAGGCGCTGATGGCCTGTGGATAAGTGGGAGGGGGGATCAAAAGTTTCGATCCCCTCTCCGTTCGATACGCGCACCCTCCCACGCACGGAAAAAATTCCCCTCAGGAAAGGAAATCAGCAAATGGCAGGCGTCAAAGGCAAGAGCGGCGGCCCGCGCAAGAACGCAGGCGGCGCAAGGCCTGGCGCCGGTCGAAAGCCCAAGCAACCGGTTCCGGTTCCCGCGAAGAAATCAGCAAATACCAAGGCCTCGGCGGTGAAGGTCTCTCTGGAAGCCCAGCCCGGCGGTGGCGCTCTCAAGCGCACTAAGTCAGTGCCGGTTGAGCAAGAGGACAAGGACATGCTGACCCTTCTCCAGGACATTGCACTGGGGCGCGTGGTCGCGACTGCACTGCAGGTGAAAGCGGCCTCGGCGGCGTTGCCCTACACCCACGCCAAGAAGGGCGAGGGCGGCAAGAAGGAGGAGCGGCAGCAGAAGGCCCAGGCAGTGGCCGGTCGCTTCGCCCCTTCCGCTCCGCCCCGCCCTCGGATGAACTGAGATGGGAATCGCTTACACAACGGCCTGCCTGGACTGGGTGGATCGCTTGCGTGCGGGAAAGAGCATCATCCCGCCGCCGATCTACCCAAGCCAGGCGGAAGAGGCACTGCAGGTCTTCAAGCAGCTGCGGATCGTCGATGCACCAGGTAGCCCGACCTTTGGGGAAGCCTGCGAGCCATGGGTTTTCGACTTTGTGGCGGCCATCTTTGGCGCCTACGACGCGGATACCGGTCGACGGCTGATTCGCGAGGTGCTGATGCTGATCCCGAAGAAGAACAGCAAGTCCACGCTGGCGGCCGGAATCATGGTGACTGCCCTGATCCTGAACTGGCGTGTGTCAGCGGAGATGATCATCCTGGCCCCGACCGTGGAAATCGCCAACAACGCGTTCGCGCCGGCCCGGGACATGATCAAGGTCGATGACGACCTGTCCGAACTGTTCCACGTGCAGGACCATGTACGCACCATCACCCATCGGACGATGGGGGCCACCTTGAAGGTGGTCGCGGCCGATAGCGAAACAGTCGGTGGCAAGAAAGCCAGCTGGGTTCTGATCGATGAGGAGTGGCTGTTCGGCAAGCGCCCCAATGCCGAGGCGATGTTCCGCGAAGCGGTCGGTGGCCTGGCGTCGCGCCCGGAAGGGATCGTCATCAAGCTGACGACCCAGTCCGATGAGCCGCCGGCGGGTGTGTTCAAGCAGGACCTGCAGCGCATGCGGGACGTACGTGATGGCAAGATCGTGGACCCTCAGTCGTTGCCGGTGCTCTATGAGCACCCACCTGAGATGGTTGCCGCTGGCGATCACCTGAAGCTGGAGAATATGCCGCTAGTCAATCCCAACTTCGGGGTGTCGGTGGACTCGGAGTTCCTGCGACGGGAATACGAGAAGGCCGAACAGGCGGGCGAGCATTCTCTACGGGGCTTTCTGGCCAAGCATGCGAATGTCGAAGTCGGGCTCAATTTGCGCTCGGATCGCTGGGCCGGGGCGGACTTCTGGGAACAGCAAGCCCGTCCGGAGCTTGTGGCGACGCTGGATGATCTGCTGCAGCGTTGCGAGGTGATCACCACCGGGATCGATGGTGGTGGGCTGGACGATCTGCTGGGCTTGGCAGCGGTAGGGCGTGAACGGGAAACGCGCAAGTGGCTGGCCTGGGTTCACGCTTGGGCGCACGAGATCGTGCTGGAGCGGCGCAAGGATATCGTCACCAAGCTTCGCGAGTTCGAGCGGGCAGGTGATCTCACCATCGTCAAGCTGCCGGGGCAGGACGTGGATCAGGTGGCCGATGCCATCTGCCGGATCAAGCAGGCGGGCCTGATGCCTGAAGAGAACGGGATCGGGGTGGACCCGGCAGGAATCGGGGCCATTGTTGATGAGCTGACCACCGAGGATCGAGGCATCGATCTCAAGCAGATCGTGGCCGTCTCCCAAGGCTGGAAGCTCAATGGCGCCATCAAGACGACAGAACGCGCACTGGCCGGTGGAGACCTGGTCCACGCCGGGCAACCTCTGATGGCGTGGTCGGTAGGCAATGCGAAGGTGGTTCCAGCCGGAAACGCCATCACGATCACCAAGCAGGTCAGCGGTACAGCAAAGATCGATCCGCTGATGGCGCTCTTCAACGCGGTTTCGTTGATGGCACTCAATCCAACTGCTCGCGGCACCTCCGTTTACGAGAGCCGCGGCATTCGATTCCTATAAGGAACCTCATGTCTCGTTTCAATGCCGAAGATCTGGCGTCTCTGGACCGGTACTGGAACCCTCCGCCGGTCCTCGATTCGCCTCCGCCACAAGCTGCGCGGGCCCAAGCTGGCCAGTTCACTGGGATGGACGACCCGGCACTATTGGAGTTCATTCGATCGCAAGGTGGGCACGGCGGCGGCGGCTACCAGCTCCGCAACATGGCAGTGCTCCGCTGCCTGTCTCTGATCTGCGGGACCATCGGCATGCTGCCGCTGAACCTGGTTGAGTCGGGTGGGAAGAAGCGCATAGCCACCGAGCATCCCGCGCACCGCCTGCTGAAGATCAAGCCGAATCCATGGCAGACGCCGCTGGAGTTCAAGCGGCAGATGGAGCTGGCCCGGCAGCGGCACGGGGATGCCTACGCGCGGATCGTATGGTCAGCAGGCCGGCCAATCCACCTTATCCCGCTGGATTCTCCAGCGGTGCGGGCGGAGCTGGGCGACGACTGGCGCATGCTCTACCGGTTCAACAGCAAGAAGCGTGGCGAGGTCATCCTCAAGCAGGAGGAAGTGCTGCACATCCGCGACCTATCCGTGGACGGCGTGACGAGCCTGTCCAGGATGAAGCTGGCAGATCGGGCTATCCGCCTGGCGCTGGATGCGGAACAGGCAGCAAGCCGGATCTTTGAGACCGGCAACATGGCTGGGGGCGCCATCGAGGTTCCGCAGGCGCTGAGCGACATGGCCTATGGCCGGATGCGTGGGTCACTGGACACTGAGTACGCCGGAGCGGCAGCAGCTCAGAAATGGATGCTTCTGGAAGAGGGGGCGAAGGCCAATAAATTCGGCAGCACCGCCCAAGAGGCCCAGCACGTCGAGAACCGTAGCGCGCAGGTCGAGGAAGTGGCCAGGCTATACGGGGTTCCGCGTCCTCTGCTGTTCCTCAGCGACACCAGCTGGGGCACCGGCATCGAACAGCTGGGCATTTTCTTCCTGCAGTACACGATGCTAGAGCACTTCACCAACTGGGAGCAGGCGGTCGCGCGATCGCTGATCGACGAGCGGGACCTGGAGCGCTACCAGCCCAAGTTCAACGTGCGGGCGCTGATGCGCGGCACACTCAAGGATCAGGCCGACTTCTTCAAGGCCGCCCTTGGATCGGGTGGTACGGCACCGTTCCATACGCAGAACGAGGTCCGCGACCTGCTGGATTACCCCGAATCGGATCAGCCCGGGGCCAACGACCTGATCAACCCCATGACACAGAAGGGAAAGAGCAATGAGCCTCCGGCAGCTGCCTGAAATCCGTGCCGAGCGACGGCTCGGCGCCGCCCAGTTCGACATGCGCCCCGACGCGCTCGAACGCTGGGAGCCCGAAGTACGCGCCGCCGGGAACGACGCGAACAGCATCTCGATCTATGACTCGATCGGCGAAAACTGGGAGGGCACTGGCGTCACCGCCAAACGGATCAGCGCCGCCCTACGCGCCATCGGCGAGAAAGACGTGGTGGTGAACATCAACTCGCCCGGCGGCGACTTCTTCGAAGGTGTCGCGATTTACAACCTGCTGCGCGAGCACCAGGGCAGGGTGACTGTCCAGGTCATGGGCCTGGCCGCATCGGCGGCGTCGGTGATCGCGATGGCCGGCGACGAGATCCTGATGGGCGACGGATCGTTCCTGATGATCCACAACGCTTGGGCGGTGGCCATCGGCAATCGGCACGATATGGCCGACGCAGCAAGGCTGCTGGAGCCCTTCGACACGGCCATGGCCAAGGTCTACGCGGCCCGTTCGGGCGTCACCGAGGCCGAGGCGGCTCGGATGATGGACGAGGAGACCTGGATCGGTGCCGCCCAGGCGGTGGAAGACGGCTTTGCCGATGGTCTGCTCGATGGAGCTGCCGCCACCAAGGATGCCAAGCAGGCATCGGGTGGGCGCAAGGCTCTGGCTTTGGTCGAAGCGGCAATGGCCAAGGCCGGCCACTCTCGATCCATGCGACGCGACACCCTGAAATCGCTGTTCAACGGCAAGCCGAGCGCTGCCGGGTCCGCTACGCCGAGCGCTGGCGGCAACGAAACCTCGGCCCTGCTGCAGGGCCTTCTCGACAACATCAAAGCCTAAGAGGCCAACACATGACCAAGATGACCCACGGCCGCGTCCCGCGCGGCCTCGTTTCCGTGCACGCCGATGGCGGCAGCCAGCCTGACGTGAAGGCGCTGGTGGAGTCGCTGAACAAGGCATTCGCCGAGTTCAAGGCCGAGCACACCAAGCAGCTCGAAGAGATCAAGAAGGGCAGCGCCGATGCACTGCAGGCCCTGAAGGTCGACAACATCAATGCCGATATCACCCGCCTGCAGGCGGCGGTCGACCAGGCCAACACCCAGATGGCTGCGTTCCAGATGGGCGGCGGTAGCGCCGGCAGCGGTGTCGCCGATGCCGAGTACACCGATTCCTTCCGTGCCCACTTCCGAAAGGGTGAAGTGCAGGCGGCCCTCAACAAGGGCGCGGCCGATGAAGGTGGATACCTGGCCCCAGTCGAATGGGATCGTTCGATCACTGATCGCTTGGTCATCGTGTCGGATATGCGGCAGTTGGCCAACGTGCAGCCCTGCTCCGGTGCGGGCCTGACCAAGCTCTACAACACCGGCGGCACTTCGTCGGGCTGGGTGGGCGAAGAAGATCCCCGCCCGGAGACCGCAACGGCAAAGCTGCGTCCGCTCAGCTTCGGCTGGGGCGAAATCTACGCCAATCCGGCGGCAACCCAGCAGCTGCTGGACGATGCCGAGATTGACCTGGAGGCATGGCTGGCCGGCGAGGTCGAGCTGGAGTTCGCCAAGCAGGAGGGCGATGCGTTCTTCTCCGGCAATGGCGTCAACAAGCCGTTCGGCATCCTGACCTACGTGGACGGTGGCGCCAACGCGGCCAAGCACCCGTTTGGTGCGATCAAGGTGGTGAACAGCGGCGTGGCGGCCGGCATCAACGGTGACAGCATCCTGGACCTGGTCTATGACCTGCCGTCGGCATTCACCGCGGGCGCCAAGTTCGCGCTGAACCGCAAGACCCAGGGTGTGGTGCGCAAGCTGAAGGATGCGCAGGGCAACTACCTGTGGCAGCCGTCGCTGGTGGCCGGCCAGCCGTCGACCCTGGCCGGCTTTGCGGTGCAGGACGTGGCCGCGATCCCGGATGTGGCAGCAAACGCCATCGCCGCGCTGTTCGGCGACTTCAAGCAGACCTACACCGTGTACGACCGCAAGGGCGTGCGCGTGCTGCGCGACCCGTACACCAACAAGCCCTACGTGATGTTCTACACCACCAAGCGTGTGGGCGGCGGTGTGCACAACCCGGAGCCGATGCGCGCCCTCAAGATCGCGGCTTCGGCCTGATCACCCACCCGTCGGGCGGCCTCGCGCCGCCCGGCATCCACCCTGTGATCGAGGAGCCGCAATGGCAAAGTTCATCAAGCCCTTCCGTGGAGTGCCGGAAGGCGAGATCTATCCCGTCCAGTTCGTTGCCGGCGATGACTGCCCGCCCGAGCTGGAGGCCGGCGCACTCTCTGTCGGTGCGCTCAGCCTGATGGCAGACACACCGCCCCCGATCCTGCTGGGCTCCAGTGTTCAGCCGGAGAGCTTCGAGATTTCCGACGGCAGTGTCCTGTCGTTGGGCGATGTGGTTGGCCGCGCGCACGTAGCCTCGGGGCTGTCGGTGGAGGACTGGAACGCGCTCGATAGCACCGCACGCGAGGCGCTGATCGCCGATACCGTCGACAAGCTGTCCGGCGAGGACGACAAGGGCCAGGTCGCTGCCGAAGACAAGCCCGCCTTGATGGCGCAGCTGGAGGCCGCAGGTATCCCGTTCGACAAGCGCTGGGGGGCGGAGAAGCTGGCCGCTGCTCTGGTTGAAGGGAAGAAGGACTGATATGCCCGTCGTCTCACTCGCACAAGCCCGCTCGCATGTGCGAGTTGAGGCCGATTACCCCGAGGAACAGCTGCAGGCCGCCATTGCCGGCGCGCAGGATGCAGCGCAGGCATACCTCAACCGTCGGATCTACAAGGACGCCGACGCCTTGGCTCTGGCACGGAGTGGCTATCCAGCCGCAATGAAGGACGCGGCGCTTGCAAAAAGCCAGGCGCTGGGTGACGCGGTGTTCATTGAGGATAGCGACGAGCGCACTGCCGCAATAAGGCTGGCGGTTGTCGCCCATCGCGAGGCGACAGCCGAGGCGGAGGCCTGCGTCCATGGCGTTGTTGTGAATCCAAGCATCTTCTCTGCCATCCTGCTGACGCTCGGCCACCTCTACGCGAACCGCACGGACGTGATCGTGGGGGCCCAGGCTGTAGAGCTACCCAACGGTGCCAAGAGCCTTCTGCGCCCATACCGAAGGGTGATGATGCCATGACGCTTCTAGATGGGGATTTGCAGCACCGTATCCGCTTCGAGCGCAAGACCGATTCGCGCGATCCACTGGGCGGCCCAGGTAAACCGGTGTGGGTCGAGGTTGTGAGCGTGTGGGCCAAGGCCACCAACAATCTTGCGGCAACGACAGAGGCGGTCGCCGCCGGCGCAGATCGTTACCGGGAGCAGGTTCGGTTCGATATCCGGCCGCGTGATGTTGATCCTCAGTGGCGGATCGTGTTCCGTGGCCGCGCCTTCGATATCAAGAGCATCGCGCCCAGCAACGATCGTAGCGAGATCGCGATCATCGCCGTAGCGGGGTTGAGCAATGTCTGAGCAAGTGTCGATTCAGGGCCTGGATGGCCTGTTGCGCTCGCTGCGGGAAGCGCCCAAGGCGATCCAGGGAAGGGCGGTCCAGGCCGGCATGCGCAAGGGCGGCAACGTCATACGGGACGATGCCAGGCGCCGGGCGCCGAAAGAATCGGGGTTCATGGCATCGCAGATCGTGACGCGCAGAGCCAACAGCAGGAGCCGGCAGCGTGCAGGTGTGGGTCAAGGCGGTGAGTACTTCACGGTGGGCGTCAAGACTGGGCGCCGCCGCAAGTACGCCAACACCAAGCGCAATCAACGGCGTGGGCGGACCGGCAAAACCTATGTCGATAGAGGCTGGGCCTACTACTGGCGGTTCATCGAGTTCGGCACCAAGAACATGCGGGCGTCTCCGTTCCTCACGCCAGCAGGCGAGGCCAAAGGTCCGGAAGCAGCTCAGGTGGTCATCGATGAGACCTGGGCGGCGCTGGACAAGCAACTGAAGAAGGATGGCTGGCGATGATGGTTCCTTTGATCCAATCCCTGCTGGAAGAGGATGCGACCGTCCGGCAGCTGCTCGGCGACCCCGTCCGCCTATTCCTGGGTAGCGCGCCTCAGAATACGCCGCTCCCCTACTCGACTTGGGAGGTGGTCAACGGCTCGCCAACTGCGATGCTCTCCGATCCGCCGCCGGCTGACGGCTGGCGGGTACGCATGATCGTATGGGGCGAGGTCCTCAGCCAAGCCAGCGCCGTTGGCGTCGCTATCCGCGATGTGGTCGAACGCGTGGGCAGCATCGAGTCGTACAACCCGACGCCCGACAGCGACGGCACGGATGCGATAGGCATTTCATTCGACGTGCGGCTCCTGCAGCTGCGCTGATCCACACAACGGCAACCCACCGGCCCCGCAAGGGGCCTTTTCATGCCCGGCGACGGGCGCAACACAAGGAAATCCCTATGGGACAGGTAATCAAGTCGAAGCACTCCCAGCTGTTCGTCGCCATCGCTGCGGCCGAGGTCATCAAGGTGACACGCCTGCGTTCGGTTGGCTTCCCCGATGGCCAGGCGTCGGAGATCGATGTTTCCAGCTTTGACGACGACTGGGATCAGTTCGTGGCCGGCCGCAAGGCCACCGGCAGCACCAGCATCGAAATCATCTACGACAGCGTCGATCACGAGAAGCTGGAAGAGCTGCACCGGACCGGAGCTGTCGTGAACTGGCTGGTAACTGCTCCACTGTCCGAGACCGATGGCGTGGATAAGCCGGCGGCTGTAGGCGGGAAGATCACCCCGCCGGACACGGTGCTGTGCAAGCAGTTCGACGGCTTCGTGCAGAACTTCGCGGTTCAGGTTGCCGACAACGACGTGTGGAAGGCCACGATCACCATCCGCGGCTCCGGCGCAGTCACTACGCACCGCCCTGCTGCTGGCCCGTAACTGGCGGCAACGGCTTCTGCACTCCCGGCCCACTTCGGTGGGCCTTCTCTTTGGCAGGGCGCGCGGATCCTCCGCGTGTTAGCCGTGCGCGGCCCGCGCGCCCTGTCGCCATTCAAGGAAACGGCCAATGAGCAAGACCAACGTAACCACCGATACCCAGCCGCAGCAGCCCGTGAGCGTCCTGCAGTCGTTCACTGACCTGGGCATGTTCGCGTCCAAGGACGTGCATGCCGACACGATCACCCTGCCGAACGGCGACAAGGCACAGTTCCACGTGCGCGAGCTGCCGGACGCGGAGTTCCGCAAGCTGTGGGGCGAGGGCGACCGCGCCAAGCTGATCGCGGCAACCATCTGCGATGAGGATGGCAAGCCGGTCATGAACGCGGCGCAGGCCGCCCAGCTCAAGCCGCTGGTGGCTGCGGAGCTGCAGCGCGTAGCCATGAAGCACTCCGGTTTCGGCGACGACGCCGCGCAGGCGCAGGCCGACGCGGGAAACGGCTAAGGCAGCGTGGCGAGGACTGGTTCTGGAAGGTCCTCGCCGGTCACCTGCACCGGTCGGTTTCGGAGTTGCGGGCCACCATGTCACGGCGCGAGTTCCTGGAATGGTGGGAGTTCCACAAGCGGAACCCCATCGACCCCGTGAGCCTGCACATCAAGCCCGCTGCCTTCGTCGCGTACATCACCGCCTCGCACAGCCAAGGCGGGACCAAACGCTCCTTTCAGCACTACCTCGACGCTCTCGTGCCGCGGTCCGATGAGGACGAGGCGCAGGACTGGTTCGACGGACTGGGATGACCATGACCGACACATTCGGGCGGTTCGCCGCCACACCAATTGGCCCGGTACTCGCTGCGCGAGATGGTGGGCTCACCCTGGCCACCACCGGCGCCACAACGCTGGCCAGCCACGCGCGTTCCGATTTCAGCCTTGATGCCGGTACGGTGGGCGTGGAGTTTGCCGTGTGGGGTGATGACGCCGTTGCAGCACTCGTAGGATTCGCCACCGGTCCAGCAGCGCTGAACAAGGCGCTGGGTGCAGACCTTGCCAGTATCGGTTGGGACCTCGCCGCCGGGAGGCTGCTGCAGGCAGGCGGTGCGATCGCGACTGGCCTGCCGGCGGCTACCCATGGCGACATTGTCGGGCTCCAGGTGGTCTTCGGGGCACCGCGCCAGATCCGGCTCTACCTCAACGGCGCGCAGATCCTGGTACGCGAGCTGCAACTGTCTGGTCCGCTGTTCTTCGCCGCTTCGCTGGGCGCTTCGAAGGCGGGTGGCCTCTGCCTGGCTGTCAACGCCGGGCAGTGGGGTCCGCGAAGCGAGGCGGCGGCCGCTGGCTGGCGGTTGCCCACTGCGTCCGTCAGTCCGACCCGGCTGGCAGACGTGGACTGGCTGTCCGCGCCCGGCGACAGCCCGGCCAATACCCGTTACGAGGGGTTGGTGGCCGAGGGCGTCAGCCTGATTCAGGAGCTGGCGTTCTGGCCGTGGGGCGGTGATCCGGTGTCCCAGGCAGCGGCCGCCGAGTGCGTCGTGGTGGACGCGGAAGGCTTGCTGGACGGGATGGCGGGCACTGGTGCCTCTGGCAGTTCGGTGCAGATCCTGCTGGCACCCGAGAGCGGCATGCGGGCCGACGCGGTCCCAGCCTTCCGTTGCGCGATCGAGCAGATCGAGATCAACGACGATAGCACCAAGACGCTGCACCTGCGCGATGCGCACGACTACCTGGACGAGACGATCAACCGGGGCGTGTTCCTGCCGAATGTCGCGTCACTGGCGTGGAAGCCCCAGCCGGTGGTGATTGGCGCGGTGGCCAGCATCCCGGCCATGGGTGCCAATTCGGACGCAACATCGATGTTCGTCGCTGACAGTCGGGTCTACGTCAATGCGGTGATGGACCGCGGCGACCTGATGGAGATCAACACCTACAACGAGGCGCCGGACGGGCAGCAGCTGCTGCTGAAGTCGCCTCCGGTGACGCCGGTGGTGGTTGACGCCTCCAGCGTCGGCGCCGGCATGATGCCGGCGCGGCTCGAGCAGGCGGTGGGTGATGTGATGGCCCGGTTGGGCCGAGCGGCGTGGTCCGCCAGCGACTGCGCGGTGATAGACCAAGCCACGGGCTACATGGGGATCGGCTACTACGCGGGCACAGCCATCACCGGCCGCGCGGCGCTGAATTCCCTCCTGCCCAGCTACGGCGCCGGCTGCTATCAGGATCCTGCTGGCGTGTTGCGCTTTGTCCGCGTGACCGCGCCCGAGACACATGCCGGTGCGTTCGCCTTCGACCTGTCGGAGGATGATCTGGCGGCTGATCTGGTCATGGTGCCCGACGATGCGCCAAACCTGACCCGACGCATGGCCTACCGGCCCAACGGCCAGGCGCTGGGCGCATCGGACCTGGTCACCGACGTTGTCGACGTGCCCCAGTCACGGCGCGATGAGCTGACCGGCCTCTACCGGGGGCAGGTGTATGGTGCTGGTCCGCTGCACGCCCACTACCAGCGGGCAGAGGCTGCCGACCCGGTCATCTCGTTGTTCTGGCACGCGGCCGATGCGCAGCAGGAGATTGAGCGCGTTCTGGGCATGTACCAGGTGCAGCGCCACTTCTACCAGCTCGCCGTCCGTGGTGATCAGGATCTGGCGCCGCTTCCCGGGCAGATCGGTCGGCTTACCTACGGTCGATACGGCCTTGAAGACGGCAAGGTGGTGCTGGTGCGCCGGGTAGAGCGCAACCCTGCCACGGGGGACGTGGTGCTGACGGTGTGGGGATGATGACGTGTTGATTGGATATGGCATGCCGGCGGTAACTACGGTGACTCTCACCGGCGGCACGTGGCTCAGTGCGGACCAGGGCTCGGCGCTCTTCGATGGCAAGCCTGGCAGGGCCTCTCGGATCCGGCGCACAAGCTCGCTGGCGATCACGATCACCCTGGCCGATGCTGTCGTCCCGGGGATCATCGCGATTCTCGGCCTCAACATTCCGCCGGGCGTGCAGGTCAGCGCTGCCGGCGCGACCGGGACCACTGTGCGTCTGCCCGACGGCAGCGTCTGCGCCTGGCTGTTCCCGCAGGCCAGCGCCTTGGTCTCGGTGGTGTCCGTGGAGATCGCCACCACCGCCACCAACGTGGACGTGGGCGAGATTGCGATCTTCCGGGCGGTGGACGTTGGCATCAGGGACGGCTGGGCCGTGGCCACTATCGACTCCAGCGTTCATGCCCGGACCAAGGGCGGCCAGGTCAATACGGTTCCCGGGGCGCTGTACCGTCGCCTGACCTGCACGCTGTCGGGCCGATCCACGCCGGTTGTGCGCGGCAACGGTCTCGGCGGCATGGATTGGGAGACGATCGGGGCCGCACTCTCGGGCCGGCGGCGCTCCTGCGTGGTGCCCCAGTACCGGGATATGGCCACGAAGGCATTCGATCCTGCACTGGCGGCGCGGTCCGCTCTCTATGGCTTTCCGACCCAGCTACCCAGTGCCGAGAACATCAGCCGGCAATACTTCTCGGGATACATGGAGTTTGAGGAAATCCCAGCCTGATTTTGTTGTGCAGGTTGCCCGCTGGCACAATCCCGATCTCAACGAGCAGGGAGCGGCAATGATTGAACACACAAGCAAAGTCGATGTACCGGAGGGGGATCCCCGGCCAGAAAAGCTGCCAGCCAAGGCTGGATCTGGGCTGGAGGACGTGGGCCGATTGATGGTGCTGCTGTCGCTGGTTGCGGGAGTGGTTGGCGTGTTCGCCTTTGGACGTGTGCCCCGCGTTACGTCGTGGGGCGGGGTTTCCCACGACTGGAACCTACTCAACGTGATCGCGGTGGTGCTGAGCACCGGGTGGGCGCTAGCCATGTCATGGGCCGTTTACCGACTGGGGACCGCCCTCTGCTGGCTTGAGCGTATCGGGAAGAAAATCGAAGTTGAGTAGAGATCGGGCGCAAAGCCCGGAAAACCTGTAGCCCAAGGCCCGCCCAGTGCGGGCCTTTTTTATGGATGAAACCATGAGCCTGTACACCCTCACTGTCGACCTTCTGTTGAAGTCCGGATCGTTCGAGCGGGACAGCGGCAAAGCGGCCCGAGTAGTGCAGCGGGACATGTCGAGCATTCAGTCGGCGATGTCTGAGGCAGCGCGACGTGGTGCCGATGACGTGGCGGCAGGGTTCCGTCGCGTGACGCTTGAGGCGGTCGGGATGGGCTCGGCTCTGGCGGCAGTCAAGGCGACAATCGGCCGGGCTGATGAATGGACCGGGATGAGCAACCGCATTCGCCTGGTCACCGCCTCGCAGGCCGAGTTTGTTGCGGCCCAGCAGGATGTGGTCCGGATCGCCAAAGCGACATATCAGCCGTTGGACGCCACGGCGGGTCTCTATCAAAACCTGGCAATGGTTCAGGATCGACTCGGCGTAACGGGCGCGCAGACAGCGCGGATCGTGGAGACGGTGAACAAGACGATTGCCATGTCGGGTAGTAGCGCAGCTGCGTCGGAGGGCGCGCTTACTCAGTTTGGCCAGGCCCTGGCGGCAGGTACGTTGCGCGCCGAAGAGTTCAATTCGATGGTCGATGGCGCATCCAAGCTGGTGCAGACCATAGAAGACGGAATGGGCATTGCCCGCGGCAGTCTCCGCAAATTCGTGGTGGATGGCGGTGTCGCAGCCGATCAGATCGTCAACGCTCTGCTGAAAATGTCTGACGGCGTTGATGACTCGTTCGGGAAGATGCAAGTCCGTGTCTCGCAGTCGATCACCAACCTAAATACCAATCTGACTGAGATGATCGGCAGGGCAGATGAGGCAACGGGGGCTTCCCAAGCGCTTTCTGCGGGCATTGGGGCGCTTGCCAGCAACTTGGAAATGGTAGCGGTTGCTGGCGCTGCCGTGGCATCTGGCCCACTACTGAAGGCCCTACTGGCGCGGGTGGCTGCAGCTAACGCTGGAATGGCAGCAGATCGGGCCGCAGCCGCGCAGAACGTCGCCGCGGCGCAGCAGCTTGAGCTACGGACCCGCGCAGCAATGCTTGATGCTCAGGCGGAGGTGCGGCGCGCCGCTGCGATCGGCGGAAGCGTGTCTGTCAGTTCCAAGGCCGCTGCCGCGACCCTGGAGCATCGGCAGGCCGTCCTCCTGCTTGCTCAAGCACAAGGACAGGCCGCTGCCGCGAATGCCGGATGGGTGGCGCGCGCTGGAGCTTCGACGCTCGCGATGCTTGGAGGCCCGGCCGGTATCGTCACGATGCTGGCCACCGCCGCAGCCGGGTGGCTGATCTTCCGCGACAACACCGCGATAGCATCGGCCGCGCTGATCGATTTCGGTGGTGCAGCTGACACCGCCATCGAGAAGTTCAAGACCCTCAACGCCCAGATGCAGGCCGGTGAAATTCTGCGCCTGCAGAAGGAGATCGATGAGAACTATCGGACCATCACAGGTTCGATCACTGAGATGGTAGCGGCGGCGACGAACTTCGCTACAGCGAGCCAGGCATCCGAGTTCATTCAAGAAACCCAACGGCTCGATGCTGCCTTCAAGGCTGGAAAGATTGGCGCCGATGAATTTTCCAGCGGGTTGGAGGCGGCATGGCGTGCGATGATTGCTGGCTCGCCCGCTGCCGCTACGGTGGCCAAGAGCCTCACGGAAGAGACCGCCGCCGCTGCGACTGCTGGTAGGGAGGTCGATCGCAAGCGGGCGATCTTGGATGCGTTCACTGGCAGCAGCACTCAGGCGAAGGGTGCCACCGACGCGCTGTCGGGCTCGTTCAATGTCCTGGGGGACTCTGCCGGCGCTGCTGGGAAGCGGATCGCGTCGGCGATGCAGTCGCTGCCTGGCCAGCTGGCGCGCGTTGGCAAGAGCGCGGCAGAGGTGGCAAAGCTGGACGTGGGCGACTGGTTCAAGGAGGCCCAGGCCAGCGGCGTCGATTTCTCCAAGCGCGACGACCCGAAGGTCAAGCAGTACCTTGAACAGGGCGCCCAGTACATCCGGCTGCAGACCGAGCTGGCCGCGGCGCAGAAGAACTTCACCGAATCGCGCAAGGCTTCTTCGGCCGCAGAGCGCGCGGGAGCGAAGGACCGCAAGGCTGACGCGGAGGCGATCAAGCGCTACAGCGAGCAGGCGGCGATGGCTGCCGCGACCATGGCTGGCCCGCTGGCCGAGGCCACCGAGCGCCAGAAGCAGCTCGAGGACAAGCTGAAGGATGCGCTCAAGGAAGGGCGCATCGAGCGTGCCGCGTACAACACGCTCGTGCTGGAGTCGCAGAAGGCGTTGGAGCAGTCCAGCGCTGAAATCAAGAAGGCCCTGGCCAGTCCGGAATCGCTGCTGGCGACCATGGACGCCGAGGTGGCCATGCTCGGCAAGGTCGGGCGTGCGCGAGAGCTGTCGCGCCGGCAGATGATGAACGAGCGCGACATGCGGCAGGAGCTGCAGAGGGCCGTGGAGGCGGCAGGCAGCAAAGAAGAGCTGGCCAGGAGGAAGGGCGTTGCCTCCTATGAGGCGTATGAGCAGTCCATGCTTGCTGCGGCTCGCGCCTCGGCCGATCTGTCGCTGCGGGTGGAAGAGGCTGCAGCGAACGTAGAAGCATGGGCCAACGTGCTGGTGTACGGCGTTGGCGATGCCGCCGATGCTATGGCCGACTTCGTTGCTGGCGGCATGCGCGACTTCGACAACCTGTGGGACGACCTGAAGGACGCCGCCAAGCGCGGCCTGCGCGATCTCGCTCGCGAGTTCCTGCAGCAGAAGCTGGTGATCCCGATCCAGACGCAGATCCTCAACGGGATGAGCGGTCAGGGCGGTGGGCTGAACCTGCAGAGCTTGATGGGGTTGTTCGGCGGCAACGGCTCGGCGGCGGGAGGTCAGAACCTGAGTACGGTGGCCGGCCTGCTCTCCAAGGGGCAGGGCCTGTTCGGCTTCGGTCGTTCGGCAGGTGCCGCGGCGGGCACCCTTACCGGCTTCGGCGACGTGACCAGCATGGCCGGGATGACCGGTTCCAGCTTCTCGGGCCTGATCGGTGGTGGCAGTGCCGGCGCTGGCGCTGGTGCTGGTGCAGGAGCTGGTGCGGCCGGCTCGGCGGCTGCGGCGGTGCCGATCATCGGCTGGATCGTGGCCGGCATGATGAAGAACGCCCAGCTGTTCGATCAGGGCTGGAACATCGCCAACGGTGAGAGCTGGGCCGGCAAGATCGCCACAGCCGGTGCGGTGGGGCTGGCCGACAAGGGGTTCCGTGCCCTGGGCTTCAACGACAAGGTCGCGTCGATCCTGTCTGGCTCCAGCATCCACGCCAAGCTGTTCGGCCGACAGGCGCCCAAGGTCACAGGCCAAGGCATCACCGGCAGCTATGGCTTCGGCGGCTTCGACGGCCAGAGCTATGCGGATATCAAGGCCAAGGGCGGCCTGTTCCGCAGCGACAAGAAGTGGACGCAGTTCGGCGCGCTAGATCCGGGCATCGATCGCACGTTCGATATGGCGGCGCGGCAGGTGCGTGGCGCGGCGACCGATCTGGCCAAGCAGTTAGGTGTGGACCTGACCCAGAAGCTCGGCAGCGTGCGCGTAGACCTGGGCAAGCTCCAGTTGTCGGCGGACTCCACCGAGGCCAAGGCGCAGCTGGAGGCTTACCTCGCCGACATGACCAATCGGTTGTATACCGAGGCGGTCAAGGCGGCAGGGTTCGGTGGCCAGCTCGACGGCTACTTCGAGTCGGCGGACGTGTTCACCGCGCTCAGTGCGTCGATCGCGCTGGCCGTGGGTAATGCCGATGAGCTGGGCCGAGCACTCAACGGGCTGGAAGTCGACAAGGTCAACAAGGCGGTTGACTACTTCCAGGACCTGGCCGGCGTCGCCGGCACGGACTTGGCGACCCAGGTGCAGAAGGTGACGGGGCTGCTCGGCAACTACGCCAGCCTCATGGCCGACGTGAGCACCCAGCTGATGACGGCCAACCTGACGCAGTACCAGTCGCAGGCGCTGTCGATCGAGCGCACGTATCGCCAGCAGGTGAAGTCGGCCAATGACTACGCCAAGGCGCTTGGCTTGTCCGGCGCCCGCGCGGAGGACCTGGCCAAGATCGAGGCGCTGCGTGCCACCAACATGGGCAAGCTGCAGGCACAGATCGACAAGGACAAGAAGGCCATGCAGTACGGCCTGTCGATCAGCGATCTTTCGCCGCTGACGGACCAGGAGAAGCTGGGCGAGGCGATGAAGGAGCTGGAGCGGGCGGTGTCCGGAGGCGACACCAGCGCCGCACAGGCGGCCGCTCAGGCCGCGCTGGGCTTTGGTCGGAACCTCTACGCCAGCGGGCAGGACTACAACAGCCTGTACGGCCGCGTTACGGGCCTGATCGATGGCATGAAGGTCGGCGACCTCAATCAGCAGGACGGCACCAGCATGGGGGCGCTGGCAGATGCGATCGAGGCGCTGCCGGACAACTTCAGCCGGGCCGTGTTCGACCTGGTCGTGAACAACGACGCTCAGACGCAAACCACTGCCGCAGTACAGCAGAGCAACGCTCTGCTCGCCGAGCAGAACCAGCTGCTCCGCCAACTCGTGTCTACCACCACCCAGGGCGTACGCAACGCCAGCAGTTCAGCGCTGCGCGAAGCACTCAACGCGAGGTAATCAGCAATGCAAGTAAGGAAACTCACGCTGGTGGAAATCGGCGTGGGCGGGCTGCCGTCCGCGTCTCCGGTGGCACCGCGCTTTTCCACGTGGTTCCCGGTGCCGTTCAAGGCGCCGGACGTGCCGCCGGCGAACGGGGTTACCCCCTCGCCGGTGGCCGACGGCGTCGTGCTCGAATGGGACGCCGTCAATCTGGAGGGCGTGGTCTACGTCATCTCGCGCAGCGAGAGCCAGGATGGCCCGTGGACGGAGATCCACCGCACCACCGACACCCGCTACGTCTACAGCGACGGCAGCGGCAAGACGTGGTGGTTCCAGATCACCCCGACCGTGCGCGGCAAGACAGGCACCGGAACCGTGGTGGGTGTTGTTCCGCCCACGACCTCCAAGGATCTGGCCGAGCAGCAGGCCAAGCTGGCGGCGGAGATCAGCGCCCGGATCCAAGCGATCGCAGACGAGGCGGCGGCACGCGCTGCCGGCCTGGCGCAGGCTGCACAGGACCTGGCCGCCGAGGCACTGCTGCGGCAGCAGGGCGTGACCGAGGCCCTGCAGGCGGTCAGTGCAGAGGCCCAGGCGCGAATCGATGCGCTCCTGAATGAGAAGCTGGAGCGCGAGGCGGCGATCAGCCATGAGCAGCAACTGCGGCAGAGCGCCGATGAATCGCTGGCGCGCGCAGTATCGGAGGTCGCGGCCGGCAGCGGCACGCAGTTCGACAGCATCAAGCTCTGGCCGTTCAACCAGACCACCGAAGGGTGGACGGGCAACGGCGCGCCGACGCTCGTGGACGGCTGGCTGCGGCCCGCCAACCATGCCACCGCGCCGTGGGTGCAGTCGCCGGTGGCCTTGGCTGTAGACGGCAGCGCATACCGCTTCGTAAAGCTGCGCGTGAAGCGCGTTGGCTCGCCGACGTGGAGCGGGTTCCTGCAGTGGATCACTGCCACGGACCAGGCATGGAACACGCAGAAGCGTGCGGCCATCCCTGAGCCGGCGTGGGACGTGAATGGCGTGGCCACGGTCGACGTGCAGGACATTGCCTGGTGGCCGGCCACGGTTGATGCGATTCGCCTGCAGCTGGGGGCGGCGCAGACCGTCGCCAACTACTACCTGATCGACTACATCGCCGTGGGGCGTCCGCAGCCGGGTGCGTCGGTTGCGCTGGTGCAGGAGGAAACCCAAGCCCGGATCACGGCAGACGCGGCGGAGGCCACCCAGCGCACCGCCCTGGCCGTGCAGATGCGCGGGAACTACGCCGGGACGGATCCGCTGCAGCTGACCGCGGGCCTGGCCTACGAGGAGCTGAAGGCCCGAGTGGCTGCGGACTCGGCGCAGGTGCAGCGCATCAGCACGATGGAAGCTCGCATGCCGGTCGGCACCGGTTCGCTGGCAACCGCGGCATCGGTGACGGCGCTGCAGGAGGCCACCGCGACCACCACCAACGCGTTGGCGCAGTCGATCACGACGATCAACGCCACGTTGCCGTCGATGATTTCGCAGGGAAGCAACCTGGTCGTGAACGGTGGCTGGCAGGCTGGCCGTGATGTGGGTTGGTCCTACAGCAGCCCGACCATGTTGGTTGCTGCAACGGAAGGTCGTGCAGGAGGTGCAGCGTTCCGTGCAGACGGTGTAAACGGTGTGCGCACTGCTGTAGCAAACGGGATTCTGCCGGGCGGCCGGGACATGGAAGCAAAGCCTGGCAAGAAGTATCGCTATGGGTGCTGGTACAGAACCACTGCTGATTTCAACGGCACGCCTGACAACAGCAAGTTGCGGCTGGGTACGCAGACGGCGGCACTTGTTGGCGGTGCAACGCCATTCTTGCCGGGCAAGAGCGAATGGACCTACCTGGGAGCGGTCTATACCGTTGCGGAGAACACGTCCATCACGGCGTTGCAGCTGTCGCTCACCATGAACCACACGGCTGGTACGTTGTGGGTCGACGACGTAGCGCTGGAGGAAGTGACCGAACTTCTCGCGAACGCTCAAGCGATCTCGGACCTCAGCACCAGCGTGACGCAGTTGGGCAACACTGTCACGTCGCAGGCTGGACAGCTGACGGCGCTTCGCAGCGACCTGACCGGCGTTTCCGGGAGGACCGACGCCAACGCATCTGCCCTGCAGAACCTAACGACACGCGTGACGACGGCAGAGGGCAAGATCGATTCGACTTCGACCAGTGTCACCAAGCTGCAGTCGGAGATGAAGGCCAGTTTGGCCGGTGGTGGTGGGATGTTCCCATCGGGGACGTTTGAGCAGTTCGCGGATGGCCATTTGCTGTCCCAGGGCTATGGCACGACTTTCACCGTCAACACGTCGGCAAAGCGCAATGGAAATCGTGGCCTGCTGATTCAGGTGCCGTCTGACACGCGCCCTGATCTAAATGCCGATTGCTATCCGGTCACCGAGTTCATTCCCCTCGTCGGAGTTCGACGCCTGTACGTCGAGGCATGGGCAGCACTTTCCTCTGGTAGCGCTGAAATTCCGCCCGACAACAAGAGCAATCTGCGCATTGGAGTTCAGACCTCTGCTGCAGGTGTTGGCGGTACGAGCAACGTTTGGACGACTGTGAATTGGGGTGTCGCCAGTCTGTCGAAAACCTCGTGGACGAAGGTGAGCGGGTACGTGACGACCAACGCGTCTGCGGCACAGGGGCGCTTGTTCGTTTCTCTCCCTGGTCACGCGACCGACCCCAAGTCCCAACGCGTGATCGGGTCGATTGTGCTGCTGGATGACATAGTCATCACCGACGTAACTGAGGCCTATGCCGCGCAGCAGGCTTCGGAGGCGAACGCGCAAGCCATCACCGGGCTTACAACGAGGGTGGCGAACGCCGAGGGCACGCTGACCAGCACAGCAAACCAGCTCACCGTGCTGTCCAGCACCGTCAATGCGTCCTTCAACCGTGGCGAGAACCTCAACGTCAATGCCATGTTCGACGGTGACATGGCGCCCTTCGTCAAGGGGAACAGCAACCAGCAAAACGGTGATGTGACCTGGGTCCTTGGAGGCGGACAGCAGGGAAGCGCAATTCAGATGGTGCACAAGGCCGGTGCGGCCGGCTCGCCGTTTGTTTACGCCAACGGCGGTCGCTGGGTTCCCCTGAAGACGGGGCGCACCGGCCGCAAGTTGCGCACGGTGATCGTTGCCAGAGTGGTTGCCGGTGATGCCACGCTGACCGCGCGCTGCCGGGTTCGCCACAGTGCTGGCGAGGGCAATAACGATCAGACCACGCCGAACCTCACGAGTGCTTGGCAGCGGTTCGTGCTGGAGCACCCCGTGGGGGATGACCGTACCGAGGCTATGAGCCAGGTGTGGATCACCAGTCGTGGATCTGGCGACGCAACAGTCCTTGTCGATCGCATCGAGTTCTACGACGTGACCGACGAGCTGATGATCAGCGCCAACGCATCAGCGACGGCAGGGCTGACCACGGCGGTGAACCAGCAGGGCAGCAAGCTGGACGCGACTGCGCAGGACCTGGTGAGCTTGAAGACGCAGGTGGGGGACGTGTCGTCCAGCGGCTTCAACGAGCTGAAGACCCAGGTCACGCAGCAGGGACAGACGCAGTCGGCGCAGGCGCAGCAGATTACGGGGATTCAGACGTCGCTTGGTGGCAAGGCGGACGCCGAGGTTGTTGTGGCCATGCAGGCGCAGGTGAAGAACCTCGGCGAATCCGGCAACCTGCTGATGAACACCACGTTCCCGTTCCGCCAGCGGACTGGCTGGGGCTGGGGTGACAACCCGGGTTCGGGGTGGACGGAGCTTGGTGATAACGGTGCGTCCGACTACGACCCCACTGGAATGTTCGGCCTCGGCACGCGCCGCACTGGGTCACTGGGGCAGAGCGGCCTAGGCTGGTTCGGTACGGAGTACGACATTTCGGTGGAGCCGGGTAAGACGTACTGCGCTTCAGCGTGGATCAATACCCACCGCTGTGACGCCGCTGTAGAAGTCTCCTTCTGGAAGGTGGGCGGGGTGAACGCGGGTCTCGTGCAGAGTCCATGGACTGGTCATGTAGGGGCGGCCGCTCGGGGCACTCTTGCTGACTTTAAGCGGCCTTTCGTTGTAGCAAAGGCCCCGCCAGGAACTACCCATGTGCGGTTCCGAGTCTTGGTCCGAGGATTGAGCCCCGCGCAGGACAACCCCTACCTGTGGTTCTACCGCCCCATGTTCAGCGTCGTTGCAGAGGGGGCCACCAGTCCGCCGCAGTGGAGCGCTGGTGGTACGGAGAGCAGCGCGTCCTGGGGCGTGAACGTCCGTGCGGACGGCAAGATCGGGGGCATCCAGCTGGCGAGTAACGGAGTCATGTCGTCGTTTGACGTGATCTCCGACGTGTTCCGTGTGTCCTCGCCATCGGGTGGACAGCGAACGGAGTACAGCGACGGGAACTGGCGCACCTACTACCCGAACGGGCAGCTCGCCACGCGCATGGGCTGGTGGCAATAGCAAATGGCGGGAGGCGCAAACGCCCTCCCGCCAATCACTAGAGGAGTAGAGCGCATGCCTGCGGGCATTCAGACCTTCAATCTCGACGGATCGCTGGAGATTGACTACACGACCCGCTTGGGGCTGTTCATCGGCACGGTTCAGACCGACGCCGTGCACGGTAATTCGACCTGGGTGGGGCCGCTGCCACCAGGGGATTTCCTTTTCTACGTGGTGCCTCCGCCTGCCCAGCCTGGCCGAACGCCGACTGTTTGGTACTCAGATGGCCGGGTGTACTGGGGCACGGATATAGACGCCAATGGGCAGCCCGTCTTTGCCTTGGTCCCGGCAACTGTTCTCTACGGGGTGCATTGAAATGTTAGTGGGAGGGTTTGAGGCATACACCCCGTCCGGAACGGTGCAGGTCCGAAGTGACCTGCTCAACTTCCATCTACGTCACAAGTTCGATATCAACGAAGCTGGCGCCGTTGCGTACCAGGTGTCGGGGATCGTCGTAACCCGGTACGTCACGCGTGACTTCCAGGCCAAGAGCCCCGTAGTTGCGGTCACTGGTCCGAACAACAACTTCGGGCTCAGCGTTATTCTGACCAATCTCGGTGGCAACAACTGGCGAGTGTCAGCGTACACCGGCTCAACATGGGTCGCTGGCACGGTGTGGGTGTACGACTCGGTTGTGACTGGAACACCGGGCAAGGAGGGAATCGAGGTGTACCGAGAGCACACCGGCGAGCTGGCTTTCGCTTCCTGGGCGAAGCCCCTACGCATCATGGGCGTGACGACTGCCCCGTTCGGGGCGGCCGAGGGCGCCTACATGCAGGTCCCGGCTGGTCGGCGGTACGCGGTGATCTCGTCTCGTTCGTGTCAGCGGATCGAGCGTGGCGTGGGCTTCCGCTTGACCGGGCCGCAGGGGGACGGGACCGGTGCAGCGGGTTCGGGGCGCTTCTACTACGCCGGCGCTGCCGCTTTGATCCCCCAGTCCGACAATGCGACACAGTTCAGCGCATCGGGCCACTTCGTGCTGATCGACGTGACCGGCCACTGAGCTGCAGCGTAGGGAGAACCCCGAACGTCAGTGGGTGGTTGCCCGATAGTGCCAAGCCGCCGACGCTGGCATTCTGACTGTGCCGGATCCGGGGCCGCAGGCAGCTCAACCCGGGGGCGCTTGAGCAGCGCCGCGCCGGCGCCCATCCCGAACGATTCAGGCAGGTCGCCGCCACGTTCGCAGGATCTGCGACGGTCGGTCGTATTCTTCCGGCCATGCCGCTCCCCGCCGACTTCTACTGGACGACTAGGTCGGCCAGCCACCCGAATGACACCCCGACTGTGATCGCCTGCCATGGGGTGTGGGTGGTGGCCATGGCTGAACGGGTGAACGATGGCATCTGGATTGCCTCGCTGGACCGGCACCGGCACGGCCCGGGAGGACCGTTCCGCTGGTGCAGCAGCTACGCGCAGGGCCGGGCCGGCGCCGAACAATGGGTGGTCAGGCACGAGGCGAGGTTGCGCGAGGACGTGGCCTTGATCCGGGCCTGGCAGGAAAAGGTTCGGGGCAATCGGCTGGCCAAGGCAGGCCAGGATCCGCCATTTGGTTGGATGGGGTAGGGCTATCTGCCTTGGTCACACGGTCTAAGGCAAGGGGCTATCTGGCAGGGCAAGGATCTCTTCGCCTCCCCGCCATTCGCCCGTCTGGCGATCCACATGAAGAATGCGCGCGCTGCCGCGTTTCGCCACCAACACCAGGTCTATGGTCCCCTTCCAGGACCGAGTCTGCTCCGGCTCGGTTCCCCGGTGGTAGATCGAGATACGCTCGAAGGTGTCGGCCACCAGCTGGCGGGCCTTGGTTCGCGCGTCATAGTCCAGCGCTTTCACACCCTCCTGTAGTTCGGCCCACGCTTTGGCCACGGCCGGTGTGGGCGAGCTGGCGACTGCTGCCATTTCGTGCTCCAGCGCCTCTACCTCGGCCTGCTGGTCGGCCAGCTCCGCTTCCATCTCTCTCGCACGGCGCATGAATGCAGCCGGAGCCTCTCCAGCGTCATCGGCCAGCATGGCATCGGTGATCCGCTCAATCTTCGCGGTAGTGTCAGCTACCCGCGCACGCGCGACGGCCAATCTGCCGCCCAGCGCCTCTGATCTATCCCCACCCTCGAACAACCGGGTCAGATTCATCTGGTCCGCGCAGTAACTCATGATCGCGTGTTCAATAGGTACGACGCTGCAGCTGCCAGCAACAGCGCAGCCCATGCCCTGGGAGTTTCCCACGCATATCAACCGTCGGTGTCCGTGCTGCGGTCCGCCGTCTTCACGGCGACTGCGGTTCATTAGGTTCTGCGCGACCATTGCCGATCCGCAGTAGCCGCAGTAGGAGATCCGCAAGCCTGTTATCAGGCCAGGAATCTCCCCAGTGCCCTTTTGTTTCGCCCGCTGCTCGGTCGCCTGCTGCAGGTCCGCAAACTGCTCGGCGCTCAGGAGAGGCGGGTAGTACCCGGCTAGGCGGTACTCTTCGCTATCGATCTCCAGGACTTTTTCACCGATAAGGGCCCTGTTGCGCAGGATCCGGTAGAGCTGGCCGGCAGGGTTGCCGCCGTTGGTCAGCTGCAGGCCTTCTTCAGCAAGGGTGCGCATGATCCTGACGGCACCGTGGCCGTCCCTGAACATCCGGATCGCCAACTTCACCGCTTCGGCTCGCTCGGGAACGAGCTGAAACGTCTTCGTCTCAGGATCCAGCCGGGTCCAGCTCGGGTCCTTGCCGTTCCTGATGACGCCGCGCCAGGTCCCGTCCTGCCAACCCTTGCATTGGCGGTGGATGGCAGCGCGCACGCGCTTGCTCTTGGTGTCCGATTCCTCGTGCGCACGGATCATCACCAGCAGGCTGTAGACGAGGTCCATGGGCTGGGCCTTGAGGCCGGCGCGGTTGTACTCGCGGCCGTCGCTGGCTGTCACCACCGTGATCCCGGCATTGATGATCTGCGCAAGCTGGGCCTGCGCTTGGATGGGCTCTGCGCGGCTCAGGCGGTCGAGACCTTCAACGATCAGGACCGAGCCGGCCGGAATGCGGCCCTCATCAATCGCGGCCAGGAAGACCCCGAGCGCGCCTTTGGTTACGTGCCGTTGGTGGTACGCGGAGAGGCCTTCATCCTGCATGGACAGGGCGGCATCGAGCGCCATGCCGTGTTCGGCCGCCCAGCGCTTGGCATACTCCAGCTGCCGGTCGGCACTGCTGCCGGCGGCCTGCTTCGGGTCACTGAAGCGCAAGTAGCTGTAAACTCTCGCCTTTGTAGCCAT